TGATTCTTTCAAACCCAATTCAGGATTTAAGACTTTCACTATAAGTTGTTATGATTGTCCTAATGTAAAACATCATCGAGTAATTTACCCCAAATTAACTTCTGAATCCTGGGTAAAGGATAAAGAGAAGAAATGGGGTGTTAATTCCAATTTGTTTAGGATTAGAGTAGCGGGAGAGTTTGCTGAAGAAAGTAGAGACACTTTAATTCCTATCCGATATATTGAAACGGCGTTGAGAAAAGGGACAGAAGGAGAAGTTGTTCCTGATGAAATAGAAGGATTTGGATTAGACGTTGCTCGTCAGGGTTCTGATAGTTCTGTGTTTGGGGCTAGATACAAGTCAGGATTTTTCAAAATTTTAGAGACCACAAACAAAGAAAGAGAAACCTCTACAGCCGGAAAAATGAAAGATTATTACAACAATTTAATCTCCAAATTCAAATATAGGGAATTTGAGGAAATGGAAAGAAAAACGAAGTTGGATAAGGGACAGGAAGTTGAAGAAGAAATTCCTTGGCCTCCTATCAATGTAGATGATATTGGGGTTGGTGGGGGAGTAGTTGATATATTAGTTGAAGATAGGTATCCTGTTAATGGAATAAATGTTGGTGAAGCTCCTGATCAATCTGAACCAGAAGAAGCAAAACTTTTTTTAAACAAAAGGGCTCAATTCTTCTGGAGATTAAAGAAATTGTTTGAAGAGGAAAAAGTTGCTATAGATGATGAGGAACTGGCTTTTGAACTTTCCAAACTGAAGATGGAGTTTCTCAGAAGTGGAAAAATCAAAATTATAGATAAAGAAATTTTAAGAAAACCGCCTCCAGCAGGAATGGGAAGAAGCCCAGATAGAGCAGAATGTATGATGTTAGCTTATGCTCAAGAAGTGGCTGATATAGAAAGGGAATTGGTTAGATTTTTATAGGAGGGATTATGCTTTCAATATTTATTTTTCATTTTCTGATTTCTATTGCTGATGCTTCTTTCTGGTTGTTAATAATAACCGGAATAGGAATAACTTTTTGGTTATGCTTTAAAAGAGTAATGAACTACTTGTTGGAAGAAATTGAAACTGAGGAAGAAGAGGAATAAATAAAGTTGGCATATAATTATATAGACTTTAGGCATCGGAAAATTTTATAATTTAATTCAATATCGGAGAAATTATGGCCACTAGATTAATCACAAGATTGGAAGTCTTTCGAAAATCTAACATTACTAAATCTACTATTGATTCTGTCTTCTTGAGAAACAAATTGGGAGCAGAAATCGGCGGGGATGATGTAATGAGGGAACCTTACAAGAAATCCGATCTTGTATATATTTGTATTTCTACCACAGCAAAGGCAATCTCCCAAGTTCCTATTATAGCAGTAGAACAGATTGGAAATAATGGAAGAACTAGGGTTTTGCCTTCCAATAATCCGTGGCAAGCAATTTGGGAACACCCTAATTTCATGACAGATAGATACTCATTTACAGAATCAATTATTTCCTATTTAATGTTGGAAGGACTTTGTTATATTTTGCCTTTTCCTCCAGGATTGAATCCTCCTGATGCTCTCTGGGTCATCAGAAAAAAATTTGTTCGACCTATAAAAGATAGCAAAACAGGAGGTTTGTTGGGCTATTATTACAATCCCAAAGGAATGTTTGGTGATACAACTGGAGCAAATATTCCTGAAGGTTCCATTCCTATTGATATAGGAGAAATGTGTAGAATATTCTTTTTTAATCCTTATGATCCATTGGATGGAATGGCTCCTGTTGAAGCTGGAAAAATGAATATAGTAGTTGATTACAAGTCTGCATTTTATACTTCTGTATTTTTTGATGAGGGTGCTCAACCTGGCGGAATTCTATCTACTCAGCAAAAATTAGGAGATAAACAATTTACAAGAACAAAGGAACAGTTCCAGTCAGAACATAAAGGGTATAAGAAGGCCCATCGTGTTGCCGTTCTGGAACAGGGTTTGGAATACACTCAGACTGGTCTTACTCAAAAAGATATGGAATTTAGGGAATTGAGAAAACTGAGTGCAGAAAGAATCTATCAAACTTTTGGAATGAAGAAAGCCATCATTAGTGTGATGGAAGATGTAAATTATGCTACAGCCAGAGAGGAAAGAAAAGAATGGTGGGAAGGCACCAATCTTCCAATGATGAACATGGTAACATCTGCTCTCAATTTTACTTTATTTCCATCAGATTCTACCATCAAAGTAAAATATGATATTACTACCATAGCAGCATTGAAAGATGCTTTAAAAGATAAGGTCGATACAGGCTATCGTCTTTGGCAGATGGGGTTTACTGCGGACGAAATCAATAATAGACTAGATATGGGATTTGGAACTGAACCTTGGAGAAAGGTTTGGTATCAACCTATTAACTTGATGCCAGTAGATTCTACTCTTGTTCCTCAAATTCAAGAGGGAAATCCCCCAAAGTTTATTCCAGGAGATTCTATTCGTTTAATTGGAGATGGAAAAGATTTAAGAAATGAGACAATTTGGAATAGTTTCATTCGACAGACATCTCCATTAGAAGAAATCTTCTCCAAAAAGATTTCTAGGGTATTCTTTGAAATGAGGAAAAGAATCTTAGAGTTGTTATACAAAGATACAAAAACTCCCAAGGATGTGGATGAGGATAATTTTATTGAGGACAGTCAAAATCTGTCTAGATTTAGTGATCCTTTGTATAAGGATGCCATGACTTTAGGAGTTGGTATGATAATCGAAGAGATAGGATTTGGAATCTCTTTTGATTTGATGGATCCCCAGGCTATTGCATATCTTTCCGGTAAAAGTTTAAAGATTAAAGGGATTGCTCAAACAGTTAAAAATCAAATTCAAGTGGAATTGACCGAAGCATATGAGAAAGGGGAATCAATAGATCAAATAGCTGATCGTATTAGATCGGTATTTGATATTGCGAAGAATAGAGCTAAAACCATAGCCAGAACAGAAATAATCGGAGCATCTAATGAGGGAAGAGGTTGGGCTATAAATCATTCTGGATTTAGGGAGAAAGAATGGTTTACTGCTATGGATGAAAAGGTCCGTCCAGAACATCAGGCTATGCATGGAAAGAAAATAAAAATAGGGGATGCTTGGGTATTTCCTGATGGAACATCTGTAAGACATCCGGGAGATTACGGTGGACCACCTCATCAAATTATTAATTGTCGATGCATAGAGGTTGTTGTTCCCGGTTCTCATTATCTTTTGGGCAGAGAATAATGGAACTTGATTTACACCTTCAAAGAAAAATTTTTGATATTAAATGGACTATTGGGGCCTTGTCTATAGATAGGATATTCGAATGCCACACTCTTGAGGATACTGATAGAAAATTGGAATCGGGTGGAATAAAAATTCCAAATGAAACAGCAATTCCAAGAGGAAAATATAAAATCATTTTGGATCTTTCTCAGAGGTTTAAAAGAGTTCTTCCCAGACTTTTGGCAGTTTCTCAATTTGATGGTATAAGAATTCATAATGGAAATACATCAGAAAATACTGAGGGTTGTATCTTGGTTGGAAGAACTATGAAGCCTGGGTTTGTCGGAGAAAGTATATTAGCATTAGAAGCTTTAATGATCAAATTAGTTAATGCCCAAGATGATGGAAAAGAAATTTGGATTACAATAGAATAAAAGGAGAATAAAATGGCTAAAAAACTTCTTCAACCTGATGGAACTTCCCTTTTATACCAGGGGAAAGAAATTTACGTTTGTGATTTGGCTGGAGTGGTCAAATCTGTAGATTTACAAAGACGAAGTATGATTATGACGGGGACGGATGAGACCAAAGATAGAGATGGAGATATTATCCGTTTGAATGGTTGGATTCTGGATAATTATAAAAAAAATCCTGTCTTTCTTTGGGCTCATAACTATGGTTCTGTTCCTTTAGCCAGAACAGAAAAAGTAGTGAAGAAGAGAGAACCTATCAAAATGGATTTCCATTTGTTATGGCCTACAAAAGGAATCTATCCATTTGCGGATATGATCCTGGAATTATATTCGGAACAGATCATAAATGCTTCATCGGTAGGATTTATCCCTTATAAATGGGGAGCTTTGCCGGAAGAAGCACAACAGACGGATGAAAATCCTAGAAATCAATATGGAAGGGAGTATACAAAACAAGAACTTTTGGAATTATCGGGTTGTGCGGTTCCTTCCAATCCTAATGCTCTTCAGAACTCTTTGAAAAGTTTCTTTTCGGAAACAAGAGAGAAGATATTTGATTTCCCTTTTGAGAATTTAGTGAAGTGGATCTCAGGGGGAACAGTTATTCCACTACCAGAAAAAGCAGATGACATTCGTGAAGAAATCTCAAAAACTCAAACGGAAATCATCGATGAATCTGCACCTTTACAGGTACAGGTCCCACCCAATTATGAAATGGAAAAGGGAGTCATTCCTTACAAGGAAACCCCAAAAGCTCCAGAGGGAGATTCCTGGGATGCGGGGGCAGAAGTAAAACCTGCTTCAGTTGATGATTTAAAGAT